CAGACAAGCCGCAACCAGGCCCATTCAGCACCTCGCTGTTTAGGTTGCGGAACCACCAGTATTAGCACTGGCCTCCCCCGACGTAGGTCGTTACCCTCCCTCCTTCTCGATGGGGTCCTCGCCCTATTGTGCCACATGTTCTGACTCCCAACGGGAAGAGCCAGAGTGCCTGGAATTTTAGCCTAGTTTCCAGGTGACTAGCTGTGTACCCCGCTGCACTACGAGTACTAGATGTTGGGGCCGAAACTGCTGTGACGAAAAACCTTCGTGACTGCCTTTTCTGCCTACGCGAATATACCGTGATACACGGAGCTTGGAAGTTTAGCGTTGAGGACGTTCCTTGGTAGGTAACCGCACCTCACAAAGCCCTTACCGGTGGGCAGCGACAGGCTTTACTCGTACACGAGGTTAAGGTCAACTCGACCCACCCCCGCCGAGTGAAAACACATTTCTGTGTTCCCACCTTCGTGAACCTTGAGTAGTATAGTGCAACCCATGCACCAAAAGCGCTCCTCGAGAACTTCCCTCGGTCTAACTAGTCACATGAGCTCACTGTGCCGACCTTGGGTATACTAAACCTGGTACCTGTCTTCGCCTCTCCACACACTATGGGGGATATCCCCAGCACCCTTTTGGGCTGTGCTCGAACCAGTAAATGGCGCCGGATAACCACCAACCGATGGTACCCGCCAGCTGCACCGCATGCTTCCTCCTGCCGCAACACGTATCCTTCGGCATACTAGGCCAGACGTCAGGAACTGTGGTCTGTGACACTGATAAAACGACGGACCTTTCGGTGCATCTCTAGATGCTCTCCATGAGTTTCGCTGTCTGACCTTTCTCCAGTTGTCGCACCTGGCTAGTATGCGCCCCCAACACTTCGTAACGCGCACCAGCGTTACCACAGGAAAGTTCACTAGAGAACCGTTTACAGAAATTGATCACGGTACTGTTCTGTTAAACCAGGCCGGCTGGAGAATGTGTCGGATTCCCATGGTGACAATTCAGGGGTCCAGTCTTCAACCGTCAGACTGTTGAATGTCAACCGCTTTTCCATGGTAACCTGCTCATCGGGAGCTACCCCAAAGGCGCGACAAAAACTCAACCTAGCTGTAACAGAAGGTTCTCTAAAACGAGACAAATGGCGTGAACCAACCTCAACACCCATAGCCTGATACTCTCTATAGAAGTGGTCATCTATAGCTTTCTCAGATTCCGAAGATCTCACAAGACTGGCGGCCAAGGCTTGTATGATAGGTACACCCGCGTTGAGACTAAGTTCGCACTGGCCTACTCCACGTAAGAAACGCAAAGCAAACGCAGGCTCCCTGAGGTGAACATGAGAGGAGGTC